CAAAGCAAGTTTAATAAACTACAGTTTGAGGATGCTTGGCATTTACCCATACCTATCACCGAGCGTGGGTTACTAGAAGAACATAATAAACCACGTGAGGGTGTATTGTTCGTAGGTCGCTGGGAAGAAGGCAAGAACCCAGAACTATATCTGGATTTGATAGAGAAAACAAAACTGCCTGCCAAGGTAATGACTAGCCCCAACGGTGTCAAGAAGTTTGAAGATAGATTGAAAAATATCGGCGTACCATATGATGTTCGTGCTAGTATCATTGGACAAGAAAAAGTAGATTTCATCACTAGCGCAAGGGTAGCATTCAATCCTAGCACAGTAGAGAGTTATGGTATGGCTTTCTACGAACAGTTGATGCAGTTGCCTACATTCGCATTAGAGAATCAACGCTGGACCAATAACTTTGATAGTAAGCATTTTATTACTATCAACAAAAAGAATATGGTTGAACTAGTACAGAAATTCTATGATGAGTTTACTGACGGGCAGCGTTGGTATAAGAATGATGTATTGAAACAATATCAATATATTGAAGATCAAGTGTTCCATAAATGGAATGACTGCTTTACTAGTTACAAGCCTAAGCAAAGTAATAGTAACACTGCGAAAATCTGTGATCTATCTACAGTGAAGTATAGAGAATACATAACTGACTTACAACGTAATGTCATTTGTATAGATGATGTGCGTAGTGTGTTGGCTAACAAACATAAGTTTACTGTTACATATACAGATAGTGATACATATTTAAGTAAAGATCCGCAGTTTGTTCCAAACGAAGATCCTATCAGCACAAGTTTATTTGAGGGCATATGAAAAAAATACTTATAACTGGAAGTTCAGGATATATAGGTTCACACCTATGTAAAATGCTTGAAGGGGAATACGAGATTCATGGTCTAGATATAAATGAACCCATCGTCCCTGTGACTAAATTCTACAAAGTAGATATCAATAGATTGTTTACTATTCCCGACCAAACGGAACCATATCATGCTGTGATACATTTAGCAGCTTTGGTAAATGTAGGTGAGAGCGAAAAGATACCTATCATGTATTATATCACTAACTTGAATGGTACTATGAATGTAATAAACAAGATTCCTACCAACAACTTTATATTCGCTAGCACAGGCGCAGCAGCACTATGTGAAAGCGCATATGGTATCAGTAAAAGAGCGGCAGAGGATTGTGTAGTTGAGTTTTGTACCAATCACAGACCTCAAAACTATACTATGTTTAGGTTCTATAATGTTATAGGTAGTAGTTATGGCATCAAGCCAACCAACCCAGATGGATTGATGTATAATCTAATGCAGGCTCCGCTGCGAGGATCGTTTACTATTTTTGGTAATGACTATCAAACTATTGATGGAACTTGTATGCGTGATTATGTGCATGTTATGGAAATCTGTAACGCATTAAAGCAAGCCATAGAAAATCCTGCTAACAATCTAGAAAATCTAGGTCATGGATTCGGCAAGAGTGTTAAGGAAATGGTTGACATATTTAAAAAAGTAAACAATGTTGACTTCAATGTAGAATATGGTCCTAGACGCAAAGGAGACGCTGCTGTAAGCGTATTGCGTAATCCTAGCAAATATATGGAACACCTGTTTGAGTTTGAGGAACTATTAAGAGTTGACAATGGTGATAAGTTGTTGTAGTATTGTTAGATATGTCATTCAACAGTAACATTCAACGCATTGGTTTTGCCTGCAAATGGGTAGAAATTAATAACAAAGGCGAAATTACTAGCACTGAGGGACTCAATACTGGCGGTACTACCCACGCATGGGCAAAGCGTCAAAAATCTCAAAGCGTTGTCGAGGACAAACTGATTGAGATTGCTAAACGCAATATTACCAATACACATAATCTAGTCAAGCGCGTAGCAACACTTGACCCGCAATTGCGTATGCTGCGACTTACCAGCGATATGTTCAGTTTCTATACTATGGACGAATATCAGTATTTCTGGAAATCTAAGGATGTACAGGACAGTCTAGAACGCTGGATGGCTCCTATCGGTGAGACTGCACGTGCCAATGATGTGCGACTCAGTTTTCATCCCGATCAGTTTGTCGTTCTTGCTAGCGACCGTGAAGAAGTAGTAAATAAGAGTATAGAGGAGTTTGAATATCATGTGGATATGGCCCGTTGGATGGGGTACGGTAAACGATTTCAGGACATTAAAATCAATGTCCATATCTCAGGTAAGAAAGGTCCAGCCGGTATCAAAGACGTTCTCGGCAGACTTACTCCCGAGGCACGGAACTCAATCACAATCGAGAATGATGAGATATCATGGGGAATCGAGTCAAGCCTCGAACTTAGTGGACATCTGGGTCTAGTACTAGACATACATCATCACTGGGTCAAGACAGGCGAGTATATCGAACCCAATGATGATCGTATCAAGCGTGTTATTGACAGTTGGCGCGGTATTCGCCCTGCTATGCATTTTAGCACATCACGCGAAGATGGAAACATTGAGCGCAACAGTACAAACAGACATGACCTCAATGTACTATTAGAAAGTGGGTATAATAAACAGAAACTACGCGCACATAGCGATTATTTCTACAACGAGGCTATGAATCGTTGGGCACATAGTCATTGGCAATGGGCTGATATCATGTGCGAGAGTAAAGCTAAAAACTTAGCTAGCTTCAAACTTTACGATACATATAATACATATGCTTGACAAAATCAAAAAACTTTTGGGAGTGAAAACTGAAGAGCCAAAGGCCGAGCCTCCTCGCGAGGCTGCTCCCAAATCTAGAAAGAAGTTATCTCCTAAAGAAGAAGCAAACGCTAAGGGAGAACCCTACGTGGCAATTCTCAAGGTAGAACTTGATCCAAATAATATCAATAACGGTAGTTTTGAACTTGACTGGAATGACAAGTTTGTATTGAACTTGGTGAGACAGGGTTACAAAGTCAAGGAAGAAGATACTGACAACGAGATTGTAGATCGCTGGTTTCAAACAGTGTGTCGTAATATCGCCTTAGAGATTTACGAACAAGAGATCGCTGATCCAGAAAAGCGCCGTGATGATATTCGCGTAGTACGTCAGCGTGATTTGGGTAATGGTAGAACAGAGGTTAGTTAAATGGAACAGGATGACGCACAAAAAGTAGATATTTATAAACCAAAATTTGTTATTGCTATCAGGACAATAGATGATGACTTTTCTTGGTATAGTTGGTTTAGAGCCAATAATCTTAAGGGCATGGTTTATGCTTTTTATTACAAAAATAAAGTATTAAAGTTTGGTTGTTCATTTTGTAAGTTTAAAACAAGAAAAAATGATAATTTCGGTGATCGTCTTATTAGACAAGTAAATAACTTACCTGGACGTTTTAAGTTAAATCCTACTGACTGGTATGAAGATGGTTATGGTTTCTTACCTAAAAGTCCTAATGGCCGTGAAATGGTTAAAATCATTAAAGACTTTGAAAAAAATAATAATATCAAAGTAGATAGAGATGACATATATCTTCATATTTGGGATATTACAAATGTTGAAAGCGAAAAATATTTTTGGGCTGATGATGACGAAGGTAATAAAAAAAGAGCTGAATATTTTGAAGCCTTAGTTGTCGTTCAATACAAGAGTGATAACGATGGACAAGTTCCTTTGGGTAATGTGAATGACCCGTCTACAAGGAACCATGCTTACACTAAGCCCAAAATCTCAAAAGAAGGCGGAAGTTTGTTCTTTTAATACTTGACATTCGCAATCACTTAGTATAATATACATATATTATTCTAGTAAATAGGTGTGCTTGTGAAATACGCATTGATCGATACAGCAAATACGTTCTTCCGTGCCCGACATATTGCCAGTCGCAATAGTGATACTTGGGAGAAGATCGGCATGGCATTGCACTTGACTCTTTCAAGTGTAAATCAAGTTGTACGCAAATACGGTATTGACCACGTTGTATTTTGTCTTGAGGGTCGCAGCTGGCGCAAAGACATTTATCCTCAATACAAAGCACACCGTAAAGTAGCAGAGCAAAGCCTAACTCAGGCTGAGGCAGAAGAAAACAAAATGTTTTGGGAAACGTATGATATGTTTACTACGTTTCTACGTGAGAAAACTAATACATCAGTATTGCGCCATGAACGGGCCGAGGCAGATGACCTTATCGCAAGATTCATACATCTGCATCCCAACGACGAACACTATATCATCAGCAGCGATACCGATTATGTTCAGTTGATTGCACATAATGTCAAGCAGTACAATGGTATCGCTAATCAACTGATTACCCTTGAAGGTTATTTTGATGACAAGGGTAAGCCTGTCAAGGACAAGAAAACTGGGCTACACAAGACTCTAGGTGATCCACAGTTTCACCTGTTTGAGAAGATCATGCGTGGTGATGCAGGCGACAATGTGTTCAGCGCATATCCCGGTGTTCGCACTAAGGGTAGCAAGAGCAAGGTTGGTCTGACTGAAGCCTATGCTGATCGGCACAAGCAAGGCTTTAATTGGAATAATATGATGTTACAGCGTTGGGCTGATCCTGACGGTGTTGAGTATCGTGTCAAGGACTTGTATGAGCGTAATAAGTTACTGATTGACTTGACAGCACAGCCTGACGAGATCAAGGATCTTGTTGACTTGAGCATCATAAAAGGTGTTCGCACAACTACTACCCCGCAAGTTGGCATTCATTTTATGAAGTTCTGCAGCAAATATGAACTCAATAAGATTGGTGATCAACCGGACTCTTTTGCTAAATGGTTGAATAATCCTTATAAGGGTGAACTAAAAGTAGTATGAATCTATCTTTAGTTTCTATAGACAATGTTTATGATGATCCTGACCATGTAAGGGACTATGCTTTATCGGTTAGATATAATATCCCCGGAGTAGATCCTTTGATGAATGTATTGTCCAATGGCTCCTGGCCCGGCATCACTAGCATAGATACTTTTAAATTCCCAAAAATTGATTCATTAGTTAGTAGTACTTTAGGAAAAGTTGTAAGACAGGTTTATAATAGTGGTAAATTTAGATTGTCCTCAGAGGGAGAAATAGCAAAAAGTCCACTTCATGTTGATACTAAAGATTTCAATACCTATGCCGGAGTATTATATTTAAATAAAGTCACAGATAGCATACCCGGTACTATTTTTTATACTCACAAAGAAACAAATACAAATTTTGCCGATGCGAAAACGTATGAAAAAATTTTAGAAAATAATGATTTACTTAATGTTGATAAGTGGATAGTGGACAGTATTTCTCACATAAAATATAATAGATTGATTATTTACCCGGCTAACAGATATCATGGACCAGGTATTTCTTTCGGTAAAGTCAAAGAAGATGCAAGATTGGTACAGCTTTTTTTATGGGAGATTTTATAATGTACATCTACGATACACCGGAAGTGAAGATATTATCACCTGGCGATAAAGGTTTTAAATTTACTAGTAACCTAATAGAATATCCACGTGCCGCAATCGCTATTACTGATGAATGTCCTGAAAATCTAAAGGCTCAAATTTGGATCTATCAGCGTAAGGGTTATATCAAACCCGTAGCATATGTTCCTACAAAAGAATATGTCTGGGATCAGTTGGGACAATGATTATAGAATATAAACAAGATCCATTCAGTAGATTTTATCAGGCAGACCAAAGCGGAGTCACCAAGTATACCAACGGGGAGTATGTTTATATTCCTATACTTAAAAATGCACATACTTGGTTGACACAGATTTTTAGAGATGGATTAGGATGGGAGCCTGTATTAGACCCTGCAGATATATCACATTGTAAAAAAATAGTAGTGCTACGAGATCCTATTGAGCGTTGGATATCTGCTATGGCAACCTATCTAGATTTTTTAGATGGTCTAATGCAGTTGGACAGTAGTACTGTACAGTTGATATGCGACGGTGTATTTTACGATCAACATACTTTGCCCCAAACTTTATCATTAGGGGGTTTAGATACTGAGTATTGTGTTTTCTTTTATATGTCAAAGCACACCAATGATTTTGATATCAATATGAAAAACTTTATTACAGACAGGTTCAAGAAAATTGATTACGGTATGTTTACTAAAAACGACGGATTAAATAAACCTAAACACAAGTATTACAATGAACAATTTTCAAAGTTACTAGCTAGATTAGAAGGTAGTGTATTTCAGCGTAAGCTTTATCATGCCTATCTTTCCGATTATCATTTACTTGAAAGTTTAAAGCTTGAAAAAAATAAACATAAGGAGTGTTATGAAAACTTTAACTGCTAAGGCAATAATCAATGACCAATATTGGGTAGTGACAGACGGTGAGAAGAAAGTAGGTAACGTGTTGGCTAATGCTGCTGGATTCTCATTGATCATTGAAGGGAACACTACTCATTTTGACAGCACAGACGATATAAGAAAGAAAGCTAAGATACGCTTTCAGCCATTAAAAACTAATAAAAACAAAGCAGAACTTCCCTATCCAGAATATCCTACTAGTCCTAGAACCTATAATAACATTCTTGATGTGCGCAGGAAGCTACATTTATTCACTAAATCTACGAAAAGCAAGTGCTATCATGCAGCAGGATGGTTCTTACTAAATCAAAACGGTCATGAAAAAGTTGAGTTTTGTCCCAAATACATCTTTATACAGCGTTATGATTACAAGGGTCCATTTAAATCTAAGGATGACGCTTTAGCTGCTATAAATACTCAGACATGATACATATCAAAAAGTTCATAGATAAGGTATCATTACAGGAAGGGCGTAGGTCAAAAGATATAGTATTGCCCATAGAAGAAGCTAGAGGACTAAGGGACGAGATAGGCAAGCTTTTAGCAGATATGAATGATCTCAAAGGTAAGTCAAAAGACGAGGTCATCAAAGTAGAAATAACAGGTGGTAAGTTTAAATGAGTAGAACACAGCCCAAAATCATACTAGAACATGTAGATAAAACTACTTATAAGTGCGATCAGATCGTCGAGGCTAGTGGTATTTGGGCAGTGTTTTATGAAGGTCAACCCATCAATCTAAAAAGCCAACATTACCTAGCAAACGAAGCAGCACCAAAATACAAAAAGACTAGTTTCAGTAATCCGGGCCATGCCAGAAACTTGTGCCGTAAACTCAATAGCCTATTCAAGACTGATAAGTTTACAGTTCATTTTTTGAATCAAGGTAGTCAAGTTTATCCGGATGAATGACAGGCGTAAAGAAAAAATAACAAATGCAGTTGTAAGTGCGCTGCCCTCAAATAGCACTTATAAAACTCTGTCTATAAATCATTTACTTTTTAGATGGTGGTTCACAGGGCGAGCCGGAGATACTCTTAGATTGACTGACGAAGGTAAGCTAGCTTTTACCGAAGCTAACTTAGAGTTTTTTGATTTTTCATTAGCACCATTAAAAAAACTTACTATAAGCAGCAAAGAATATACATTAAAGATAGGTAAAAAGGTGTCCTGTCCTTTCTATATAGGATTAAAAACAAACAAAGCAGCATCAGCATACATAAGAGTATATGATAGCAAAGTTGCTATGATGATAGAGTTGTATGGAACCTTTAATGATTACTTAGACAAATAAGGAAACAACTATGACAGAAGAAAAGAAAAACCCAATACAGGAAATACTTGCTAGAAAGAAAGCAATGCAAGCCAATAACCGAGGAAATTTTAACCCTACAGAGGGTAAAAATATGAAGAGTCAAACTAAAAGTAATGGTCCCAGCGTTATGAGGAAGCAAGGCAGAGGTAGCTGATTGCCCTACTGCTATAGTCCTTGGACTAATATTGACATAAGCCCACAAGGTCAGATAAGCCCTTGCTGTAAGTTTAGACATAATCATTACAAGACCAAGATTCCAAATATAAATGATATGACTATCGAGGACTACCTTGATAGTCCACTGTTGTTTGAAGTAAAAGAAGATTTTAAAAACGACAGATGGCCTAAAGGTTGTGAGCGTTGCAAGATAGAAGAAGAAAACGATATCAAGAGCAAGCGCATATTAGATCACGAAAGATGGAAGGAACATTATGATCAATATGACGAAAGTAAAAAGTTCCTTACAGCAAGCATAGCATTTGGTAACACCTGTAACTTAGCTTGTGTGACCTGCGGTCCTGACGCTTCAAGCAAATGGTATAACGAATATCTCAAGTTTAATGGTATAGACATAAAACCAAATCATTTTTATAAAGATGGATTCGTAGAAAACTTTTATAAATCTGCTAAAAACATCATTCACTTAGATATACCGGGCGGGGAGCCGTTATTAAGCGGTGTAAGGCAACAGAAAGAGTTATTAGAAAAATATGTGAGTGAAGGTTCTAGTAAAGATATTACCTTGCACTATACTTCAAACGCTACTATTTTCCCAGATACTGAATGGTTTGAGTTATGGAAAGAGTTCAAGCATGTTGAGATACAACTTAGCTTAGACGCTATCAATCAGCGTTTTGAATATATAAGATATCCGGGTATATGGTCTGATGTTGTATCTAACATACAGTCATACCAAAAACATTCTAACAGCAAGTTGTCACTATCTGTAGCGGTGACTGTTAGTGCGTACAATGTATATTACCTAGATGAGCTTACACATACCACTCATGATCTAGGTTTGGGTATGCCGTGGTTTGGTAGATTGCATTACCCAAAATATATGCGGCCTACAGTTTGGAGAGATTGCGCAAAGGAATATATCATACAAAAACTATCAACTAGCAAGTTTGATTTTTCTAACTGGATCAAGCTCTTACAGACAGAAGATGATAAAGAAAGTTTCGATGATTTTCGATACCATTTATTGCGTCAAGATAGTTATAGAAAAAAGAGTTTCGGGCAAACCTTTCCTGAAATGTTGCAATTTTTAAAAAACTAATGTAATATAACTTATCCTTGTAATACATAGGTTTGTTATGAAGCGTTATATTGTTTTAGGTAGTCTATTGACTCTTGCGAGTTGCGGGGGAGGGGGCGGCGAAACTCCGCAACCTACTGTAACTATTAGCAGTGCTCCTGCTGCATCTACTCCAGTCGCAACTTGTAGTAACCCGCACAAATCTACATACCCTGATAGTTATAAAGGTACCTATACCTTTACACCTAGCAAGGCAAAGCTAGAATCTAGCATGGTGAGGGCTATCGGGCTAAAAGACTATTACCCCGGCGGAGAAGGACCAGGAGGTCCGCATCTTTATAGTAATGCCTGCGCACCATTTGAATATGCTAAGATGCTATACCGCAACAGCCTAGATAATATCAAAGCTAATGGAGCTGATGTTGTATGGGTATATAACTATGCTCGTTGGCAAAACGTTCGTGACGATGTAATGACCATAGACAAAAAGGATCAACAGATTCCTGATACCATGGTAGACTATATCGTATCTGAAGCACACAAGCGCGGACTTAAAGTTTATTACAGTTGGATGTTCGATCCTAGAGATACACTAGGTAATGATGTCTATATACCTGGTACCAACATCGATGAGCGTACTTTGACAAAGATGCTGGATAGTTATCATAAGCTTATGATCGATATAAGCAAGTATGCTCAGAGTAAAGGTATCGATGGCATTGCAGCAGATTGGAACGCATTGTACATAAGAAATGTTGAGAGCGACCACAGGACATTGTGGGATAGTAAGATGTCCAATATCATCGATGATATTAGGAAAAACTTTACAGGCAAGATCACATATGGTTCCAGTGCTTTTAGTATCATGTGGTATAACCCTGAACTGTTTAAAAAGGTAGACTATCTGCAGATCAATGCTGGTATCGGCACCTATAATAAAGCAGATGTTAGTAAAGTTGATTTGGATACCCTAGTCAAAAATGCAGAATGTAGCATACAGTATCAATATATGCGTCTAGTAGATGCGCAGGCTGCGTTCTATAACGTATGCCCACTGAAGACGGTGAAAGCAAATCTTACATTGCCTCCTGTGCTATGGACTATACAAGTTCAAAGTCATGACCGTGTTCTTACACAGGGCTGGCAAGAAGATGGTTTTTGTACTCCAGGTAAAACAGATCAAGGTTTGGATCATAACTGTGTACAGGAAACATTCACTACAGACTTCAGTGTACAAAGCATGGGTATCGAAGCACTCATGCAGGCTATCACTAAGCAAACTTATTTTAAAACTGCCGGAGTAGACCTTAGTGCTAGTTATTGGCACACTGATGAAGTTTATCCAGAACCAAAGCGAGGGTTCCCCAACATTAGTCAAAGTGTGCGTGGGAAACCTGCTGAGGCCATTGTAAAGTCTTGGTTTGCACGGTAAAAAAACCCTAATACTTTCAATGACTTACGTAAGGCTTGACTTTGGGTCTATTTGGTAGCATAATATATCTATAGTTGATTAACGGAGATTGATATGACTACTGCAATTTACTCTGCCCTCACAGACCAGGAAAAGCGTCAGGTCAGTATGTTTGGCTGCACTGAGGCTCAGATGCGTGAAGCGGTCGAGGACAGTCTGTCGTTTCGTTTCAGTGGTCCTGCGTTCATGGCTGCTAGTCTGATGAGCGATGCTCAGGAAGAGATTGTTCGTGGTCTGAGTGAGGATGCTCGACAGACGCTCAATCGTGCGAAGTGGATTCTTTTTACTTACTGTGATAAGGAGCGTGACAATGCCTAATAAAAATCTTACTCTGACCCAGGTCAGCGATGTTCTTAGTACTCTTGGTTACATGATCGCACTAGAAAATGAAAACCTTTCTAGCCAGGATCTCTATACGATAACCGGCGATCTTGAAGCAAGTATCGCCGCCCTTCTTACTGCTGCCAAACGTAAGGAAGATGAACTTGCGTAAAGGCGAAAATATTTCGGTGCGCAGCGAGGGCGGTAGGAGTGTGAACTGCCCCCTCGTTGACATCGACTATAAGGACAACAAAATCTGGGTGCGTTTTCCAACCAATCAGGTGCTTGAAATGGACTGGAATAGCAAGCGTAAAATCTATATAGGGCGCATGGCTCGTATGGAATTTACTGTAGATCCAGAGGCATTGTAAGTTATTGATTTATAACGATTTGTTTTGGTTGACACAGGCCTCGTTTGGGCGCATAATATACATATAGTTGATTCACGGAGATTGTTATGTATACTGAACACGATATGGACCTTGCACTGACTGAGTATATGGACGCTATCCAAGCGGACTACAGCAAGTTCGGAGGCAAGGCTTATGCTTCCCTGAACATTACTATCAACCGTGGCAGCAAGTTCTACAAGGTGGTTGTTGGTACTGGTGTTCACAGTTTTGTGTGTCGCAAGGCTCATGATCAGTGGAAGGTCGGTGACGTAC